CTTGTCTGATGAGTGATAGAAGTTGAGCTTGAGCTCTGTCTCAATAGCTCTACCGATTGGGATGGTTAGCTCTGCTAATTGAGGTCTACTCTCCTTACCTAATACATCTAGGCATACCTTCATTGTGATTAGAGCTACAACATTGAGGTCTGTCTCTTTTAAATATTTAAAGACAGTAGCTCCATCTATTGATTTGTTTCCCCTTCGTAAGAACTGAAGGCGTTCCTTTAATCTCTTTGCTACTCGTCCAATGTTTGTTCGGAGTATTGCTTGACCATAGATAGTTGAACTTGCATAGCTCTTATCTTCTGCTCTACGTGTTCGAGTACTAAGTCTTAGGTTTGCTTCAACCTTCTGATTAGTCTCACGCTCTAGCTGCCTCGCAACTAAAGAGAGATCATGATTCATTTGTGTGTGTGAGGGAGAGGAGAGGTCTTATTTAATAATTAGAAACTTGTACTACGTGCTCAATAATTGCTGGATTATTATGTAATTCTGCTACGCACTCCAAAGCATCATTAAGGGCAACAGTGGCATTCTCTGAATAGGTGGAGAACTTTCTTGTTTCCCCTGAGCTATCTTTCCAGACAACTAGGTATTGTTGAAGCTTCTTATCGATTGCCATTGTGTCGAAGTGGGATTGATTATCGCATACTGAGAAACAGTTCTACAACAATATAGTTTCTGAGGTGGGATTGATGAAATCATAGCTGTTAAGGTGGAATAGTGTATGTATAAACTGATAGCCCTGCCTTAGTGCTTATAAGCATGAATACTTAAATTGTTGTGTTCCTACCTACATGATGCCATTCAATCCCAGATATGCAACTGATATAATGATTATGATTATCGTTACAGCTAGTAATAATATACGACCTATTAAATAACAAAAACCCCCTTGATGAGTGATCAAGAGGGTTGTTAGTTTGGGGATCAGATGAGCTACCTATGGAGCAGGATAGCTCGGGTATGCGCTGTAGTCTTTTGTGCTCTCTAAGGCATAAGTCTTAATAGCTAAGTACAGCTGTTTAACCCTTTGTCTATCTTTTGGTGATAGCTCTTTGAAAGCTGGAGGAACGATTGGCTCGTTTAGTCCTGATAATCCAAGAAGGACAAGACCTAGATCTTTTGTTGATAGATGAGACAAGTCTAGTTGATTAGGTTTCATGACTTTTGAGACTTAATAACTTCAAGGGTTGTTGGCTCAAAGCTTGTATCTCGTTCAACTGGTAGACCCATCTTGTCTCTAGCTTCTTTGATTTGCTTGAGAGTGAAGTACCCAAGCTCATTCTCTAAACCTTTTACATATCCAAAGAATGTCTCTGATGCTGTATCAAACTCTGTGCCGTACCAGGTCCAGCTTCCAGCTGGTGTGAAGTACTTAACGTAAGCAATAGCTTTGTTGCCTTTATCCTCTTGAGCGTAGAGCTCAGGGAGTTTGCTTCTGATTTCTGTGGGGAGTAAATCCATTTGGTTGAGTGGGATCGACGGAATAAATAAAAAGCCAGGTGGCTTATGTGATTAATATTAGCAGTTGAGTTTCATGTGTGCAAGTAATGACGAGCGATGAGTGATAAGAAAAAGACCCACCCCTGGATAAGGAGCGGGTCTGATGTCTCAACCACCTATACATTAGAACATGTAACCGGCGGCTGCAAGTAATACACACATGATAAGAAGAAAGGTGTTGCTTTCATTTAGGTCGTAGACCTTCTGATCTTGTGTTGCTACATACTCAAGGATCTGAGCTTTAGTAGCATTCTTTTTAAATTCCATTTGGTTGAGTGGAGTAGATGAACTACACATAAATAAAATCTATGCGTACTCGCATCTTAGTGGGACTAATCCCAAGGCTGGAAGTGAAAAGATACAAAGAGTAACAATTAGTTAAAGGGTAGCAGGGAACGTAGGTAGCTGCTCTCCCCTTCTCCAGGCTTCCATCTCGTCTTTAGGTAGTTGCATGTCCAAAATGAATTTAAGACGGTCCTCAACCTCATTGAGGTCTATCTGGAGCTGTCTTAGGCATGGATTGCCTTGATCGTATCGGTTTCTCTCAATACATAGTCTTTTGACGTATTCAGATACTTGTTGTAGCAAGAGGTCGAGCTCTTCCATAATTGTTTGGCTTAATGGATTCTCTTTCCATTTGGGGATTGACTTTGTAATAATTACCTAGGTATTTAGTACTGTCAAGTGATCATTTGATACGACCTACGCTTTATCTGGTGGTGGACCTAGATCTATCAAGCTTATCTCTTCTCTAAGGTCTGGATCTAGTATCCATTCTTGTTCTATTGCGATGACATTCTTGATGGTCCTGCTGTCTTTGGTGTCCTTGTCCAGGTCAACGCCGTCCATTGGTAGTGTTGATACCATGTCTTCCATCCTTCTGTATGTCTGGACTAAGCAGTTGTGGATTAGGTTCTTGTAGAACTTGCGCTTGCTTGCGCTCTTACGTTTAGGTCTGGTCATATTAAATTCGTACAGATGGGAATAGAAAAATAAATTGAAGATGCCTGGCGATTCATAAAAAATAGTACACCAGTATTAATAAATCAACGCGCACTGGTCTTACTATCCAGTGAGAAGCCTTGGTATCACTCATTTCATCCCAGCTGCCAGGTAAAAAATGAAGGGGTGGGGTGGTATATCGAGGTTTTGGAGGGGGTAAGGGGGTAGTACAGCTGTACCAGCATCCTCGATACCCAACACAAAATTATGTCAAAATACTCATCGATACCAAACCCACTTCCTAAGAGACTCCTTCTCGTGTTCGGTCTCTAGTAATGACATAAGTTGCTTACCATGCTTATAGTCATGTCTATCTATCGCCTCACAGAGATCACTCTGAAGGCTTTTAAATCTCTCAGTAGTCATACATGAAAAGGATTATTTGCTACGTTTGCGGTTCCGCCATGTTCTATGACGATACTTATTTACCTATACACAAAGTTAGGAGGGCTAGGTGCTGCTCACCTGAAAGACCTAGAAGAATCAATATGACAATAACCACAGTACCTACAGACGGTATAGACGGTACTAAACCGATTGAGGTTTAAAGGGTAATTTAGGTGGTTATTGAGATTTTCCTCTTTGAAGTTATAACGGTTATAACTACGCTCGCTTCGCTCGCTTAGAAACACTAGGGTTTCGAGGAAATCTTTTGTCTTTTTTGTCTTTTAGGGGGGGGAGACCCTGATGATACGAGGGTCTCCTTCTCACCGCAATCCACACAGAGGAGCACCACTTCCTCTGTATAACTCCCCCCAATGGCTCTTTAACGCCTTGGAGTCCAGTCATACACTGGTGCTTGCTTAGGTTTAAGTCCTTTAAAGCTACGACCCAATGCAAGGGCATCTGTGGCCAAAGTAGGGTGATCTAAAAAGGCTTGATACATAGCTTTTCTTTCTTCTTCTTTTCTTGTGTCTATAGCTTCTTGGGCTGAGAGGGCTACAGCGTCTGTGAAGTATTTAACGCCTAAAGCTAGACAGTCAACTCTATCGTCATGTCTCACAGCTCCTTTGTCTTTACACATACGAGACATCTGATACATGAGCATATATTCAAGACGTTTCTCTGGTGGTTGATCTGGGTTTGATTTGTAATCCCATTGAAAGACCTTTGGATCAACAATGAGCTTATGTTGATTCATGACTGGTTCTAGTGTGTCTATTATTCTTTCTTCTTTTCTAGTTGTAGCTCTAACTTCTTCTAGATCAGCGTTTAGGTTTTCGTCTATTGCGTGTCTCTTAAGGAGTTCAGTAAACATACCATCACCAAAGTTTGTCTCAATGACTAACTTCGTAGCGTTGTATCGTTTACTAAAACGAATAATGTCGAGGAGGGTTTGATCTGAGTAGCCTTGTCTGTAGGCTCTGACTTCACGAAGGAAAACGTAGCCATTAGCTTGAGAAAGGCAACAGGCCACACCTTCATCGGCACCACGCCCTGAAGGGTCAATCGAAATAATCGTCTCACTAAATGGAACTGCGTTCTCGTCAATAAACATGGGTGAGTAGAAGCGGTCAGCAGGAAGGCCGACAGGATTGAGTTCCTTAATGAGGTAGCGAGGATCGGCACTCCATACATACTTAGCAGCACATTCTTCACCTATGGGAGTAACAATAAGGTCTCTAAATTTAAGAGGGAATTTCTCTTCGTCTGATAGAGAAGTATCCAACATAAATTGCAACATAAAGTTAGATCTACCCATTGCTGCTTCTCTCTCTGTTAAATCCATATCAGAGAAACGAGTATCAGTAGGAGCCCAACTATCTGCTTTTTCGTTAATAATATCTGCTTCTAATTGAGGGGCTAGAAGCCCTTCGTAATTCTGTAATGACTTTGGATACCTAGCAGGCCAAACAAAGGGCTTGTAGGCTCTCTCAGCTAGCTTTCTGTACACTGTGAAAGTAGATTGAGGAGTACCTAAGAATAATATTCTTGATTCTTCTTTAGGAGTAAGGATTGATTCAGCTTCTGTAATTAGTTGAAGAAGTTTTTCTCTTTGCATATCAGTTGCAGAGTTCAGAGGAACTTCTACATCGTCAAATATGAGCACATCAGCTCTCGATCCGGTCATCTGCGAAGTAATACCCACAGACTTACAACTTGGAGCCTGGTGAGGTGCAGCTGGACCAACATCAAAGCTAATCCGACTCCACCGTTGATCAGCATCTTTTGGTCCTAAATGATGTAACCAATTAATATCAATTATTAGTTTTTGACAAAAGATTGAAAAGTTATCAGCCCTTTCTTTAGACGCTGATACAACCATGATCTTTTTGTCATGGTCTTTATATAAGATCCAAAGAACAAAAGCTGCAGTAATCCAAGATTTACCAACACCTCTAAAGGCTGATATTTGGAGTCTCTTGGGTCCATGTTGTAGATATTCTGCTATTGATAATTGAGCTCTTGTGGGTCTTGGTAGGTTTAGTTCTTTCCAGACAAGGGTGAGGAAAGCCCTAAAGTCCTCACGTATTTTCTTGTCGAGTTCTAGGGCTTTACTTTTCACTAGCTAATTGTGATAGTGAATGCTTTCTCGTATGTAAGAGCTGAGCTATCAGTTACACGTACACGAACAGTCTCAGATCCAGCTGATGCTGAAGCGGCTGTAAATTGTAGTGTTGTTCCAGATACTGCATAGTTACCATTGTTGGTAGAGCCTGTACCTGATACAAGAGCAAATGTAAGGTTGCTAGCACTATCTGTAGCTGTAGCTGAAAGTGTTCCAACTGTTACAGGAGTTGATGAGCCATTAGCACCTGTAGATACAGCTGCAGCACTAAGAGCGATGTCAGAAGGACCATTAGCTGTGAGGTTTTGTGTTGCTCCTCCAATTGAGGTAGCGGTAGTCACTCGATCTCTTTCAATACAACCATCTAGGATTTCTAGAACGTCTGTGATTGTGCTAGAGGTAGTGATGTTTGCTAATGCAGTATCAGCGGTTCCATCAATTTTGATGTGGCCATATCCATAAGTATGAATAGTTCCGGCCCGACGATTAGCTACTGCAGTAAATACTTGAGCAGTCATAGTAAGTTTAAATTTAAAAATTCATTTACATGTAGTGATCCTTTCGCCTGATTACAGGCAAGGCAGGCAGTCACACAATTAGAGGCAGTTGTTTCACCACCTCTACATTTTGGCCTTATGTGGTCAATGGTTAGATCTTCCGTAGCACCGCAATAGATGCATTCGTGATGGTCCCGAAGCTTAATAAGATCTCTCCACATCCTCCTAGCATCTGTGCTACGAAAGGTGAGGAGATTATCCATGAGGCTTCGGGGAGTATCCATTGGCTCATAACTAGGGGTTTACTTTTTGTATTTAGATTTACCGCTGCGTCCATTACGACGGCGGTTCTTTGATGCTTTTTCTAAGACTGTCTTACCGCTCTTCTTATGAGAAACGTCAAGTCCATCTTTATTTCCGTAGGTACCACGTTTACGGTTTTCTTTGTTTAATGCGGCTCGCCTTTTCTTTTGAGCAGGCTTTCGGTTGTACTTAGCTTGTGCTCTGAGTCTGGCTTTACTCGATTTAGTTTTCTTTTTCCTTGCCATCAGACATGTCTCTGAACTTCATCAAAGTCGAGCTCAGGGATAAGACCAGCTAGGCCAGCTAAAGGAGATCCTTCTATAGCAACTCCAGTAATATCATTAGCTTTTAGCCAATCTATTGCTGCTCTAAGATCAGCTGTGGAAGCTTCACCTGATTTGATGCGAGAGATGATCTCTGTAGTTAGCAGAGTATGAAGCTCTTCAAAGGCTTCTTCACTTGTACGTTTAGCCATATTTCTCTACAGCAACTTTTCTTTTATTAGTGCGACTGCTTTGTCGTCTACCTTGTTATCAGTTTTTTCTGCATAAGCTGTAAGTAAATCTACAACTAACTTCTTAACTGAATCAGATTGAAGAAAAGCAAAGAGAATTGGTTTGATGAGTAATAACATTGGTTTTTTAAAATAATTCGGTGAGTTCTAGGGTTCCGCTGGTAGAGGCATTACGAATAATGCCAATGTTGGCTCCAGCTGGTACGACTAATTCAAGTCTTTCGTTTTGTGCAATGAAGTGACTAGTAGAGGCACTAGCCGTTTGGCTACTAGTTCCTATTGCATATCTAATGTCTGCTGTGACAGCTCGGATGGAAATTCTTGCACAAGAGTCTGTAAGTGCTGTATTAGCACTAGACGCTCCCGCTGCTAGTTGTCTCGCTACTCCAGGCTGACGATTGGGCTCAACATATTTTGAGCTCCAATTTCCGTCGTATAAGGCCATATTTAATAAGCTCTAATAAATCTCAAAAATTTGTATAGTAGGTATGAGATACATGCGATCAGTAAAATCTCTTTCATTATTTTTTCTTAAATGGATTGGGTATTGACCACCCTTCTTCCTTTACCTCTTTGGGTTTTTGCTGTTTAAGATATGCAGCTATAGGAATCACATCACTACAAAGGCTGTAGACACGTGATTTAGGAACCAGCATGAAGCCTTTCTGTTGGAGCTCTGCACATTTGAGAGCACGAACCAACTCGTAGTCCAGGCGCATCTTTTCCTCTTGCCTAGCTGCAATGCTTCTACATCTACGCAAACCTTCACGATCTAGTGGGATCATAAAGTTAATCTGTCCTCCCCAGTTCTCAGCGACGGTGTAACTCTGTTGAGCCATAACGTCGTCATAGGGAGTCGTATGGTTCCCCATGTAGAACGGCGAGAAAGTCATCGTCGCACCATTACATGAGATGTTAGGTCCGTAGTGCTGTCTCGACGGCGCACCGTTGTTCTGGAACATCACTGCTTGATTGGTCACATTTCCGGTGGCTGCAGCTACAGGATTGGAGACATTATTCGTCTCATCTTCAGCACGAACTGGTGCTACTGAGAGAAGACTGATAAGGAGACCGTAGTAGATGTAGTGTCGATTTCTCTTTCTATTTCTGTGATCGAGAGAACCTGGCTGGCTGCTCTTGTTACTACTTCTAAAGTGAAGTCGCTTCCAGCAGTTGTTAAGTTCCATACCGAATCGGAATCGGTTATGCCTCCTGATGAAGCGGAAGAGTGAGTCAGGTTGTCGCCTGACCATTTCTGTAGGGCTGACCCGTACGTAGTTGTCGTTATTTCCTCCACGATTTCCTGAGTAGTCGTGGTGGTAGAATTCATCGATCCTTGTGTAAAATTGGGAGTAACTAACTCCGCTCTCGCTACCGTCGGTGCTGCCAGTAATAAGAGTATTAGCCATTTTTTCATGTTTCCTTTTTCTTAGCCATTGGACATTCAACAGTTTTACCGTTGCCTTTTCCGTTATTTGTCTGTAAACCAAACGAATAAAGTGCAGACCCAAATATACTGGCTACGAACGTGATATCTGTGTTTTGGGTCTTTTTGATCATTGGTATCTCAACGTAGTTAAGAGTTATGATCAAATAAAGCCCGACCAGACCACTACACCAAGACGTACAAAAGTTCCAAGCACCGCTATATGGTGCTCAGTATCTTCTGCTGCATCTTTTAACTTGGTGAGGAGGTTTGGTTTCGGGCTTTCCTCTTTTCCTTCCATTTATTAACTTTGGCTTGTAGTTGTTTTTGAACTTTCTTTTTAATTGGTTCAAATAAAGATTGAGTAATAGTAGTAGTAGCAACGGCTACCACCGCTGTTGTTACAGCAGTAACCACGACAGCAGCTTCAGGTATTGGCATTTGTATATCCAATACAGGAATCTTTAAACTAGGTGGTTCAGGCTGTTCAGATGTTTCTTCAGGTTCTACCTCTTCAGGAGCCTCCAGATCGCTCGGAGGGATTACCATAGGCTTATACCCTGGAATCCGAGCTGTAGGTGGCTTGAAGTCGATTGTGGGTAGGTGTATGGGCTTAGGTAGGGTAGCTCTTGGCAGCTTAATCGGCTGCATCTGCAGTGTTACCTTCTGCTACCCACTTTAGATACTCTTGATAATCGGTGTTATCTGCCACGAATGGGATATAAATATCATGATGATCAGAAGTTTTTGGGACTTTTATTGAATCCGTAACTAAAGTACCATCTCTTAATTTGTATTGTTTATAAGTTGTATAAGGCATAATTAAAGTTCTGCTGATGCTGTCCATTCTAGATTGAAATTAGCTGATCCACCACCACTACCATTTCCTGCGAAACCTTCTTTTTGCTGGTTCTGAGCAGCAAAGGAAACACTATTTGTAGGAGAAGTTGTAACTGTTGGAGCAGCCCTCATCGGTTTCATAAATCTTATCCACCTATCAGACTCACCATTGTTAACACAAATATGATGATAATCTGTTTGAGCCTGATAATACCTCTGACACCTAGCTAATTCATCACCATAAGTTCTATGTTCAAAGTCAGTGGCATATGATCCTACTTCTAATTGAACGCCTGCAATATAAATATTATTACTTGTACTTGATCCGAAATTAACTTGATTAGATGTTGAAGCTTTAAAACCAGCTTCCCAAGAACCTGCTGATGCTTCATGATCTGATCCAGAATGAAGTACAAACATTAGCTGTAAGCCTTGAGCATTACTGTGTGGTATTTCATCAGCCGTATTTCCATCAATTTCTACAGTAAATTTCTGCCATGAATTACTTAAAGTAACTTCTTTTATATAATGTTTTGAAGCGAATGCACTAAGGCACATAACACCAGTTGAGCCGTCAGTTTTTGCATAGAAACTAAGAGTTAACGTCTTGGCTCCTGAATTACCCCAATCAAGATGACTACAATTAAAACCTTCTATTCTTTGAGTTATATAAGAAGTGTCATTACTCCCACTATTAGAAGAAGATGTCGTGCAATCTAACTTCATGCAGTTTCTATGACCTGCTGTATAAGGCAAGTCAGTTTTAGCTAAAGTTGTTTGACTAATACTCCATCTAGTACTATTACTTCCGTTCTCTCTTCCAAATAACCAACGGTCTAAAGTGTAAACACTATCACCACCAATACCAGTTAGATTGCCACGTTGATTTATTTGATAACTACCATTAATTATCAAATTCCTAAAACTTCTAGGATTTGAAATATCTACTGCAACAGCTTGTCCACTGGTTGCAGCATTGATTGCGTTGACTTTTAATGTGCTCATGTTGGTGTACCTATAGCTGTAATACCTATTGAGGGTTGATGAAAAGTGCTACCTGTTCCACCATCCCAATGGAATAAGCAATGTAATCTAGCTTGATTGCTACTTCCATATTCTCTTGCTTGTATTTTTATTGTTTTGGCTCCACTCCAACTAGCTACTCTTCCTGTATTTGTATTTGCAGAACCGCCAATATTAAAAGTATATTTAAACTGAACTTGGTCGTCCATGTAATCACGGGCAGTAATTGTTGTCCTTTGATAAACAACTTCATCGCTGTCTAAATACAATCTAAAATGTGGGATCGTCCATTCAGTACTAGCTGCATAACCTCCCGATACAGTTCGATATTCATAAATAACTTGAGTTGTTCCCGTTGGTGGAGTGTAAGCAATTGAAGAACCTGTAACATCTGCATAACTTGTTGTTAAATCCTGCAATGCAGTGACATTCCCTACCGTATAAGTTCCACTAGGGACGGTAATAGCTGAACCATCGCAGGGCGTAAAAAATTGTTCTAATACGTTTCCATGATTAATTTTTCCAGTACCTACTGTATTAGGTAGTTGTAAAGATAAATCAGAGGCAGGATTAGTTGCAGGAGCAGCGATGCTCATGCTATTCCCGCTTGAATGTTTTAATTTTATTTTACTCATGGTTTAGGGTATTTATCTTTAGTTGTTTTAATTGTTGCCTTCCAAGCGTCTATACCGTTATGGTAGATGTCATCCAACTGATCGACCACAGAAGGGTATTCGGCTGCTCTTTTAGATTGATATTCAATCCTAGCCATTTCGGCTGTAATATCGGATTCAGTAGGTGCTGTACCCGACTCTAACCAAGTTAATTTATCACCTTGCATGACCCATTCAGAACCAGGTCTTAAAGAAATAATCGCATCTCCTCTTAAACTCATGTCGCTAACTCCAAAAGATGAATATAGGCATAGGAATACCCATTGCTAACAGGGAACTCAACATTTCCATCGCTTCCAGATGCTCTTGCTATATAAACTTTATAATTAACTTGATCTGTTGTATTTGGCTCATCTATAAATTGAATAGAAACGGCTGAATGTAATCGAGAGCCTACACATCTTGCACTCTGAAAACCATAAGTACCGTTTCCTAAGTTGTTATAAGTTCCTCCGTCAATGCTTCTAAATACAGTAAGAACAAGATCATTGTTTACACCGTTAGTATTACAGTCTCCAGTAACTTGAACAATGACTCTATTAGAACTTGTAGCGGGTGTAATATTACAGTTTAAATTTGTTGCGGCCCATGTCGTAGAAGACATTTCGGTTCTGCTATTAGTCTTTGCTGCTTGTACCTGAAGAATTGCCCCTGCTCCTCTTTTAGGTGCAGTAACAGCACCAGCAGCAATCATATCTGTATCTACTATTCCATCAGGTAAGCCGCCTACAGAGACTCCTGTGACGGTACCGTTTCCATTAATTGTTATTGTCATTAAATTACCGTCCAGTTTTCACCAGCGCCAACCGTAACGGTGACACCAGAATTTATAGTTATAGGTCCAAAAGAACCTGCGTTGGTGTTATTAGTTATGGTGTAGTTTGTTGTAACTGTCTGTCCGTTCTCCCAAAAGACAGTATCACTACCACCACCTACAGCTCCACCACTTGCTGATTGTTCTGCCCATGTCAACCCACCTGTGTTACCAGACTGAGCTGTTAAGACGTAGCCGTTAGTTGGTCCATTAGATACCTTTAGATTAGCTTCATCTACTATATTATCTGCGATAACCGTAGCACCGTCAGCCGATGACGTAACTTCACCACTATGATTAGGGTGTGTATAGGCATCTGATTCTTTTGCTAGTGGTATTCCTCCAGCGGTACTACCATCATGTACGACTAAAGTATCCTTTGTCGTATCTACAGTACATTCCCCCTCAGCACCAGTGAAACTACTGTGTTGCGAGGTTGTCCCTCGTCTTAGTTTTAATTGTTTTGCCATTATGCTATCGACCCCATATCTAAGTCACCACCTTCACCGATAGTTTTTATCGTACCAGCGTCGTTGATATATAGTTTCTGTGCGGATGTATCTATGGCAACTTCTCCACTTGCAATATCACTGGTACTTGGTGCGGAAGTACCCCGCTTTAGTTTTATTACTGCTGCCATCAGAAGGTTCCCCCATCTACAATTCCAGCAAGTGTTGTAGCTGTAAGTAAACCAGTTGATGAGTTAAATGTAAGATTACTGCCACTCTTAGGTCCACGATTTCCAGTTGCTGTATCTACAAATAATGGGAAACATGTAGTATCAGAAGACTCGTCAGCAACTGTAACTGTAGTTGCTATAGCAGCTGTACCTGTAGTGTTTTGGTTTAGTGTTGCTACACGAGCAGCGGCAACTGTACCAGAGGTTATAAGGTCTCCAGAGTGATTTCCAAGACTAAATGTAGTACTGCTTAGACTTAAACCTGTTCCAGCAGAATAGGTTGTATTAGTATCAGATACAGTATTAGTAAAGGTTATTTTATCTCCTGATCTGGCTACCGATAAGCCTGTACCAGCTTCTAAAACTACATCATCAGTAACACCGCCACTGCTTGTTAATCTAATTTTTTCTTCGTCTGAGTTATCACCATTTACACAAGAGACACTATAAGTAGTATCACTAACTGAAACTATTTGCCAAGTATTATCACCCCTTAAGTATGTAGTACCACTAGCTGTTCCAGAACCTAATCTTGCAGTAGAAACTGTTCCTGATCCTAAATTATCTGCATTTAATGAAGTTAAAGTTGATCCATCTCCAATAAATGTTTTACCACTAGCAAGTTTTATATGTTCTGAAGAGGTCCAAGCATCTGTTGAATTAACCCAGTTAAAGGTCTTGTCTGTTGCCCCTTTTAGTGTGAGTCCACCTCCATCGGCTGTTGAATCACTTGGACTTGAAACTTTGCCAAGTTCAATGTTTTTATCTTCTACATCAAGAGTGCTACTTGAAATTGAAGTAGTAGTACCGTTAACTGTCAAGTTACCAGTAACAACTACATTATCTGAAAATGTTTTATTTCCAGCTGCTGTTTGGGCTCCTGATAGAGAAAGGAAAGCCCCATCCCCACCAATAGCTATGACATCACTAGCATTACCATTTCCATCAGCTGCCCCTTCACCATAGTAAAGTACATCATTAACTTCATTGAAAGCTAGTTCTGATGGTTTTAAATCACTAGGAGGACCACTAGCTGCGCCACCTTGGTTTAACCGTTTTTTTATTCGTATTGTTGCTGACATTTTTTAAAATTGACCTCCGTGTACAAGTGAATCTTTAGTTGTGGTGGAATCGGCTTTGAACTCAGAACCGTCGTAGTAGACGACTGATCCAGTTGCTTTTGCAGATTGATTTACTATTAATGTTCCTGACGCATTACCTACCTCTATCCAGTTGCTTGAGTCATAGACTTTTAATTTGTTACTTCCTGTGTCAAACCACAAACGTCCTGCACTTGGATTACTAGGTTGGGAATTTTGAATCTTATACTCTTGTGCATATCTATTAACATCTCCAATACTGTCAGCAACTGTATTTATATTGCCTGTAGTAACAGTATCAAGTGCTTCATCTATTCCTCCGAAATCTGAAGTCCATCCAAGTTCTCCAGCTATTATATTAATGTTAGTTAATTGGCTATCAGGGAGTTGAACGCTTTTCCATCCACCGCTTCCACTATTTAGACTATCATCATATACTTTAATGATATTAGTAGTCGTATTATAAACCAAATCCCCTTCATTGTTATCACTGTTGGGATCACTGCTTGCTATACGATACCGAGCATTAAAGGATTCAACTGAATCACTAAGTAAAATTATATCTGCATCACTACCTATTGCTTTGTGGTAGGTATAGGTATTTAAAGTACTTGTAGTTTGGACTAAAAGCCCCATACCTGCAGGTAGGGTTTTACTTTGTAGTGCAGATGGGAAGCCATTTATAGTTACAGTAGCTCCTCCAACTGTTCTACCCGTTGTACTTACTCCAGAGCTATTAATAACAACGCCGCCTGCATCTGTAATAGAAACTACAGTCCCAGCATCGTCATTTACGTCGGGGTTAGTATTAGGGAAGCTAACTTCATTTGAAATAGCGGTAAAGTTACCAAGGCTATTTAATAAATTAACTACCCATGAGTTAACAGCTGTACCTGTAGGTACCGTTGTACTATTAGTAGAAAGGGTATCACTAATAGTCTTACCATCTAACTGGTTTAGTTCAGTAGCTGTGCTAGTTAGATTGTTTGCTAGATCCTTAAGTTGGGCATCAGCGATCATCCCAGTACTAACGGTATCTGTATCTCCTGTGGTAACTATTGTTCCAGAGACATTTGGGAGATTTATTGTTCGATCTGCTGTGGGATCAACAACATTTAGGGTTGTTTCATTAACATCATCAGTAGATCCTTCAAATATGACTCTGGCACTCTGACCCATTCGCAGATCACCAGTGACATACCCTCCTAGAGTTGTTAAAGCTCTTGATGATATTTCTTGACCCATAAAAAAGGTCTTTTTGAAATTATCGTTTAATCCCTCTGCTCTTATCGAAGATCCAGCATAGAAAGTAGCTGGAAGTGTTGTATCGTCGGTCTGCCTATAAATGATTATGGCAGTACCGTTGCCTGGGGCATTAGTAAACTCGAGAGTAGTTGCATTAGCTAGAGAGAAAGCAGTTGTATTAACTCCATCAATCTGAGCTTTGATGTCTGTAGTCTCTAGATAAGGAAAAGTAATTGAAAACTGTTTATCACTCCCATTGCCCGTGTATGCGTTTGTAGTTGCTGCCATAATTTATTGTCATTTTTAAAAGTCGGCTAATTCCTGGACTGCGTTTTGTCGTCTTGTTCCACCTCTTTGCTCCATTCTATTAAGCTCTAAATCACGTATTTCAGCTTTTAGCTCTGGAAATCTTCTATAGAGTTCTTTCTTAGCATCCTTGCTATAAGCGTTAATGATTGTATTTATCTTTCTGTACCAATATTCATTCTTCTTTCGTACATTTTTACCTGCTTGAAGATCTAGCTTAAACTGCTTTAAACCTTTATCAAAAGCTGGGTTAGTTACCCACTTCTCTAGTTCCCTATACATATTAGAGTTACCTAAAGTCTTTGAAAAAAATGCTTTTTGTTCTGCAGTTAAGTCAATACCTAGTAATTCTTTTATGACTACTGAACTATCAAATTGAATATCTTCTAATTTGTCATGAACGATGCTTGACCCTCTTTCATTTACTTGAAGAGGAAAAATAGAATTAATTCCTCCTCTATCATTTGTTATTTTTTCACCTGTTAGCCAATCATACTGATCATCGCCTTTAGCAAAACCCCAAGTTAGCTGGTTAGCTAATTTATCTGAGAAAACATTAGTAAATTCTTGATAATAAGGAGTATGTAAATTGGCAAATGATCTTCTAGCAGCTGATAAAGGTATGAAGGCATTAATTGTATCAGCAGTAAGTCGTGATAATGCTGTTTTACCTTGCCATCCAGGTGTTAATAGTCTACCTAAAGGTACTAAACCCTGGAAGAATGACTTCTGAGTAAGGTTAGATGCTATTGAGTAGGTTAAGTATCCAGATAAATATTCTGCATCTTGCTCTTGTAATTGCCTGGTTTGGAAGTAATAGAATATGTCTGCAGTTCCGGCTAGGATTTGTCCTAATGGTTCTATGCGGTCATAATTAATCCACTTATTACCAATTTTAATTGATCTAGGTTTATGTGATCTTAGCCACAGCTTCTTTTCATCAGGGTCCATAGGACCATTACCTGTAATCACGCCATTATATGCAGCCAAACCACCTGCTATGACCATCATTCTGCCATAAGCTTCTCTACCCTTCATGACTGCCTTGGCATACTCATCATTACCAGCCATTACTTTTTTATATTCTGTTAATTGTCTATTTAATAGAGGTACATGCTCCCCTGCATAGACCATAATGTTATGACCAGTCTTCACGAATGGGAAGAATATTCTTAAGCCTGGGGCTTCATTGATGAAATGAGCAAATGTCTTTGCTGGACCTTCTAAGTCGGTTTGGAAAGTTGTTTCCTTGGCTACATCTAGTAGATCATCATTAAGTATGGCTCCAGTTTTCTTATCAAAGTTCTGATCTATATTATCTTTTAAGAGCTTTTCAAATACATCATCTATATCTTTACCACTTTTCCCAGCTTCATCTATAGCAACACCCATAACCTTAGTATTGTATTCAATACGAGCGTTCATTGTTTTGAAAAACTCGTCTGAAGTAACTAATAAATTACTAGGCCAGCTAAACAGTGGGAAGTTTGCAATGGTATGAGTGAAATCTAAAAAACCTACACCAAATTTATACCCCTTATCATCACTACTAATAGCTGATTGTCTTAAAAGGTCTAGTTTTGCATTTATTTCAGCGTCAATAACTATTCCCTTTCCTCCATCATTAATAGCTTTACCACCATTCTTCATTACTTTCTCAGCCATTGTCCATGAATCCATCAGGGTTTGTTGAAATCCATGAAACCCAGCTGCAGCCATGCGTTTGGTTTTTACATCACCACCTGTAGCAGCGGCTATAGGACGATAAACTGTATTAATAGCGCTGGAAATTATGTTAACAGCGTGGGTAGCGGGTGCAGATAATAAAGAGTTATACATAATCTTTAAACCTTGCCCAACTGAAACCTCTCCTATGTACTGCCAGAGTTTATTATGAATGCTTATATTTCCATCAGCGAGCAATAATGTATTAGCAATTCTCATTGCCTCTCTTTTTGCTTGAGCGTCTCCAGTTTTTAATCTATCTACTAGTTCATTTAATACTTTTTCGCCATCTTTTAGCTTATTAAGTAGTTTGCTCTGATCTTGCTTGATTGAGATAGGGAGTTCTCCTCCCCAGGGAAGTTTAATTGCTGATGAATGTAGTAGGTGACTGTGCATGTTTGAGCTGATTTTGTGCATTCGAGCTAAAACTTTCCACTGATGTACTAGCATTTCTACGTGTTTAAACGTATCCTCTCCCGCATTTCCTAGTTCTACAATGCTCCTTGAAGACTCCCATATACCTTTAGACATCTCTTGAAGTAACATTCGAGATTGAACAATACCTACGTCACTTAGAAGAACACTTGTTTCACCATAGTTTTTATACTCAAGTTTCGTAATATCTATTTCTCCTGTAACTTCATCAAAAGCATCAGCTAGACCCTTTAATGCCTCTTCTACGACGGCTCTATCTGATAGTTGTCTTTCTTTAGCTAGTTCACTTATTCTTATAGGAGTATCTTTAATCATCATCTCCATAGCTTCTCTAACACCCTCTGGAGAACCTTGAGATAGGTTTCTTACCTGGGCATTAGTCATGACTCTTTGGACACCACTACCTGTACCTTGCCCTAAATTAGGCTCTTGGGATTGAGCTAGCTGTTGAGCAGCTGCTTCTGTAGGTGTTACTGTCCTTCTTTCATGTGGCTTAGTGACCATGCTTTCTAAATGGTCTCCTTTTGTATCCTTTAGTTGATCAATTCCATAGGTATCAATGAGCTCAAAGTCTACTCCTTCTACTTTACCAGCTCTACCAGTGGCACCTCCTCCAGTAAATTCAAGACCTGGAGGTGGGTCTGACATGAAATCTCTAAGGTTTAATAAACCATCACCTACAAATGCATCGAAGGTCTTTTCATACTCCCCAGGAGGAGCATTCTCCATATATTGATCCCAATCAGACTGTCTATAATTTTCTATATATGCCTCTTTAAAGGCTTTCTGAATATCGGGGTTTGATATAATTTGTTGGTAATTTGTGAATCTATATGCAAGACCTGCTGGAGAATCAGACTGTACCCAACCTGTAGCATTTTTAATATCAACTTGGTCAAATAGTAATCCTAAAGCTTGAGCTTCGTCATCTGCAGCTACTAATCGATGTAGCTGTAATGTTGGCTTTCCTTCTTTAGAAACGCCATAGTATATAGCAACATCTTCTCTAGTTAGGAGCTGAGAGTTCTTTGTAAGGAAGTCATTGATGCTTTGCTCATCTAATTTGTTGAGTGATACACCATCTATATCAACTAAGAATCCTTCAGTAATTATATTCCCATCAAGGTCTCTAGCACTTGCATCTTTCATGCCAGCAAGTTCAGCACTTACTTTAAATCCTTCAATGTCTTCGAGAATTTGTCTAGGTATCTCTGTTATAGGTTGTCTTGTTCCTGTTACGAAATACTCAGGGAATACAGCCTTAACGTCATCCCAGGTAATAGGGATGCCTCTTTCCTGTTGGATTCTTAATTTTAAATATCTTTCGATTCTACCTTCATATACTCCTACACCTGTACTGGTGTTAAAGATATAGTCGTTTGCAATTGCTATTGGGTTGATTTGTGCTCGCCAAGTTTCAAAAGTCTTAGCTTCTGTTGCAACTGGATCTCTGTTTCCAAATTCATCAAGAACTTCATTAACAGGGGTAAGCCATCTATTCCTACCATCTGGTGAACTTCTAGCTATTGCAGTTTGTGCACCGCGATAATCAAGATCTCCAAAGCCTGCTCTTTTATATAGATCTCTTCTGATATTTGGCATCTCTTCCATACCCTTGGGACGCTCAAGCATTTGATTACTTACAAACTGCTCAAACGCATACAGTTGTTGTTCAGGAGTTAGAGCCTGCCAAGCATTCTTTGCATTAGGTTTGTCATTTATTTTCTTAAGCAACTCAAATGCGTCGTTTTCGTCTAAGGCATTCTCACTACCATAATAATTTCTATCGTTTTGTACTTGTTCTAGTACTCTCTTCCATCCACTACTACCTTCATCTTCAATAAAGTTGTCGAGAAATAGTTGCTCAGTTTCTTTTGGAAGATTCTTTTCAGCCCATTCTGCAGCTCGTCTGGCTTGTGCTCCAGATAAACCCGTTTCTATATCTTCTAACGGGGTATTTGTGACAATGGTTCCTGCTTCAATTTCTTCTCTTATAACTGTTTGGATCTCACGAACAATCCGTCTACTATACTTACCAAGATCTTCTTGATCTGGTCTTACTGGACCTGGACCTTGTTCTCCACCGTCATACCACTCTTTCCATTTCTTTCCATAGTCACTGGCTGGATCTATACCCTCTTCGAGGTTTCTACCTTTTATACCTTTACTCTTAACATCCCAAGCTATGGATACCTCTTTACTTGAAATTCTATCTGAATCCACAGAGGTAGTTCCGAATCTATGAAAATCAAATTTTACTATTGTTCCATTTGGAAGTTGAAAGAGTCTTTGGGCATCTCCGCCTTTGATTTTGAACTGTGCTTCTAAAGATAGAAAAGGGAGAAAGTATTCATTCTGATCTCTATCAAATTTAGCTTTTTTATACCACCTAACCTGATCATCTACTGAGTATGATCTGAGGGTTTCAGCTACTTCTCCTAGTTCACCAAATAAATTAGTATTAGCTGTATCAGAACCTAATCTCCAAAACTCATATCTACCTAGATCGTGTGGGGGAAAAGCTACATCTATATCTTGTTCGGGTC